CAAGTATTCGAGCAACTCAAAATTGATGAAGGAGTTAAGTACGAGGTTTATCTCGACCACTTGGGTTATCCTACGTTCGGGGTTGGACATCTTATTCAAAAGACTGACCCGGAATTTGGAGCCGAGCCCGGTACTCCCGTTTCTGAAGAGCGTGTTTGGGAAGCCTTTGAAGCAGACCTCGAAACCGCAGTCAACGAGTGTTACTCTCTATACGGACCAGGGACGTTTAATAACTTTCCGTCCGAAGTCCAAGAAGTCTTGGTTAATATGATGTTTAATATGGGCCGTCCTCGTCTTACGGGGTTCAAGAAATTTAATGCAGCTCTTCTCGAAAGTGACTGGAGCAAAGCAGCAGATGAAATGGTCGATAGCCTCTGGTACCGTCAAGTAGGTGTTCGAGCAACTCGTCTCTGGCATCGGATGAAGAATGTTTAATCTTACTGGACCTCTAGTAATGATTATTCTCGTAGGTGGAGGTGCGGGATATGCGTATTATAAAGATACGCAATCTCGCATGGCCATTCTTCAAGAAAACAATGCAAAGCTAGAGATTGCTGTAAAAACAAATGAAGAAGCATTGAAGTCTATGCAAGCTGACTTACAGTTAGCAAACGAACAAGCACAGAAAGTCAATGCTGAGTTTGCAAAGATTCGTGAACAGAACAGTGTTCTAACGAATAAGCTGAATCGCCATGACATTGGATTGCTTGCAGCAGCAAAGCCGGGCCTTGTAGAGCGTACAGTAAATCGAGCTTCTGCAAAGGCAATGCGCTGCTTCTCTCTTCTGTCAGGTGCGACTTACACAAAGGAAGAAATAAATGCGACTTCTGCAAAAGAGTTTAATAGTGAGTGCCCTTGGCTTTGGCCTGGTCGGATGCCAGGCAACGAGCCCGCAGAGGTTGGAGGTAGCGACCAAACCGATCAAGAGACCGCAGCTTACCTTGCCAGCCGCCGACGCTCTGAACAACAACCGGCCAATTGAGTGGTTCATTATTACTCCTGATAACGCCGCAGAAGTATATGAAAAGCTAGCACAAAAAGGTCGTCCTCTCGTTTTATTCGGTCTGACAGATAAAGGTTATGAAAACCTTGCAATGAATCTGTCAGATCTTCGTGCGTTTATTCAGCAGAAGAATGCAATCATTGCAGCCTACGATGCGTACTATATCGAAGCTGAAAAAAGTATTGAAGCAGCAGATGCTGAGCTAGACCGCATTGAAGATAAAGTAAATAATTACAAACCAGAAGAGCCGAAACGAGACTGGACTCCCTGGAATTAACCCTCAAATAATTCTTGACTTTTCTTGCTATAGGGTGTATAATACACACTATGAATATTTTTGTGCTTGACAATGACCTCGACAAATGTGCTGAATACCATGTGGATAAGCACATTGTCAAGATGCCCCTTGAAGCTGCGCAGATGCTGTGCACGAATCATTGGGTAGATAAGTATATCGGATATGCACCAAGAAAACTTACAAAAGAAGAACTCGCGCTACTTCGGGAAGTTAAAACTCACGAACCACGAGACTTTCCTTATCTGCCTACTATGCACAACCATCCTTGTACTATATGGGCTCGTTCCTCCAGAGAGAACTACGACTGGTTATTCGTCTACTCTCTTGCCCTCAACGAAGAGTACAGATTCCGATATGGAAAAGAGCATAAGTCAGTGTGTGAAGTTATACTCCGACTCCCCGATATACGACATATCGAATCAAACGGACTTACTCCATTTGCACAGGCTATGCCTGACGAACTTAAAGGAGAAGACGCCGTAGAGGCGTATCGCCGTTTTTATCACAAAGACAAAGCAACATTTGCTAAGTGGAGTTTTCGAGAGAAACCTCCTTGGTGGAGTGAAACAGAAGCCAGCTATGAATCACGAATTACTCGATAATCTAAAAACCGTGGGTATTGCAGCAGTAATTATGGTTTTTCTAGGTTTGAGTATTGTGGGCCAGTATAAATATCATACTATTTATACTCAGTATGGTCCTCTTTATCAGCAACCTCCTTTAATTTAGGAATTATAAGATGAGCGAAGTTAATCTAATCGCACTCAGCAAGCCAAGCGCCATCACAGACTGCCATACGGCAGAAGAGCTTGTTGCTTATGCAGCGCGAGTAAGTAATCCTGCGAATCAAAATAATATGAAAACGGCTGGAAAGCTGTTGAAGTATTTGATTCAAAACGAACACTGGTCGCCTCTGGAAATGGTTCACATGACTCTTGAAATCAAGACGACTCGTGATATTTCTCGGCAGATTCTTCGCCACCGCTCTTTTTCCTTTCAGGAATTTTCGCAGCGATATGCAGTTAGCGAATCCTTTGTAACTCGAGAAGCTCGCCTTCAAGACACAAAGAATCGTCAAAACAGTATTGAAACGAAAGATAAAGAGCTTGCAGAGCTTTGGAATATGAAGCAATGTGAAGTTCTACTCAAAACGAAAGAAGTGTACGAGTGGGCACTCGAAAAAGGTATTGCAAAGGAGCAGGCTCGTGCTGTGCTTCCTGAAGGCAACACTGAAACCACTCTCTACATGGCGGGGTCGCTACGGTCCTGGGTTCACTACTGCCAGCTTCGTATGGCAAATGGAACTCAAAAAGAGCATATGGAAGTTGCTCAAAAGTGTTGGGATATTCTAGTCGGACACTTTCCTGCCGTAGCGGAGGCCCTCGATGGAAGGAGTTAAGTACGATAGCGAGAAGCCGCGAATGCACTTGCTTCCTCCCAAAGCAACAATCGAAGTAGCAAAGGTACTTACCTTTGGCGCCCAGAAGTATGATGACGAGAATTGGAGGAAGCTAGATAAGCTTCAGGAGAGGTATACTTCAGGCGCACTTCGTCACATCTTTGCTCACATGGATGGAGAGCAGCTAGACCCAGAGAGTGGAATCTCTCACCTTGCACACGCCCTTTGTTGTTTACTGTTTAAGTTGGAGATTGAACTTGAAGAAGATCAAGAAAAAAGATTACGAGAATCTGACCGCAGCGAACATCAAGAAAGTTATCAGTCTATTGAATCCTACTGGCGAGGGCGAGCAGCCGATAACTAAAAAAGAAGCGTGTGGAATTCTAAACATTGCTTACAACACTACTCGCCTCAACAGTATTATTGAAGAGTTTCAACGCAATCAAGAATACACTAAAAAGCGTAAATCACAAAACCGTGGCAAGCCTGCGTCCGAAGGAGAGATCCGTTTGGCAGTAGAGTCTTATCTCGAGGGTGATGGTCTTAGTGAGATTGCGAAACAGCTTTATCGTTCTCCCTCTTTTGTAAAAGCAATCATTGAGCGAGTCGGCGTACCAGAAAAACAAAAAGCTGGAGCGGGGACTCAGCTACTCCCAGAAAGCTGCTGTGCAGAAGAGTTTGAACCTGAAGAGATTGTATGGTCTGCGGTTTATAACGCGCCTGCAATTGTGTACCATGAAATGACTAACGAAGACTATGAATCAAAATACGGTGCAAAGTGCTACCAGGTCTATGTGATGCAAAAAATTGAGTCGCATGAGAACTTCTTTCCTGGAGTCAATGCGGGAGGATTCTATGCCTATTCAGCCGCATACGATCTTGGTAAGCTCGCACACCTTCGTGAGTTGGGAATCAACCTAAAGAATTTGGAGCGAAATTAATGCTAGTTTTTTCAGACGAAGATACTATTGATGACTACGAAAAGCAGTGGGGCTGGAACTTACTGCCGAAACTAGTACCGAATGTAATTTTTCATACGCGAGTACGAGATCCTGAAGCTGCTGGGCCGAATCCCTATAGCTGGCGTGAAGTGAGTGCAATGGACCTCTTTGCAAACAAGACAGTGCTAGTGTTTTCCCTTCCGGGCGCTTTCACGCCAACTTGTGATACCTTTCAGCTTCCTGACTTCGAGAAGCTATACCCGGAGTTTCAAGCAAAAGGTATTCACGAGATTTACTGCGTGTCAGTAAACGATGCCTTCGTAATGAATAAGTGGGCAGAGAGTCAAAATCTGAAGAACGTAAAAGTACTTCCCGATGGAAACGCTGACTTTACCCGCGAAATGAATATG